TCTATTCCTGCCATTTTAGCAACAGCACTATGAAAGTCTGCATTACCTTCTTTATAAGCATCTGCAATTTCATTTATACCATCTAATCTTTGTAGTTTAGCATAATGAATTAATATTCTTGGTTCTTGTTGTGAATAGTCAAATACTCCCCATTTATGATTTTCTTCTGGAATAAATAAAGATCTAATTAATGGACCAAGCTCTTTATGTCTTACAGGTATTTGTTGTAAATTAGGATTAGACATTGAAAATCTTCCTGTAACAGTTCCACCATCATCAGATCTAATTTGATTTATATCTGCATGAATTCTTCCTTTATAAGAATGTTTTACAATTGTATCTATAAAAGTTGTATGTGCTTTGTTTATTTCTCTTGCGTATGAAATACCTTGAACGATTTCATTTGGATGATTTGATAAAAAGTTTTTTGTAAAACTTGGTGCTTTAGTTTTTTCTGTTCTATCATAAGGTAATTTTAAAACATCAAATACTTTAGCAATAGAAGTTGCTGCCCATAATTCTACAGAAACTCCAGTTAAGTCTTTGATTTTATTGATTATTTTATTTTCTTTTTCTATTAATTGCTTTTTAATTATATCAGCTTTTTCAACATCTACTCTTACACCTTTAAATCTCATATTAACTAAACATGGAAATAATTTAGTTTCCATATCAAATATTGTCCAAAGATCTTGATCTGATAATTCTATTTTCATTCTATGCCAAAGTTTTAAAGTAGATTCAGCATCTCTTTCGGCATATTGACCAACAAACATAGATGGAAGTTTCCACATATCTTTTTTAGCATCAATTCCATATTCTCTTGCAGCTGCTTGTAATACAGCTTCATCTTTACCTATACCTGCATATTCTTTTGCTAATGCATCTAATCTAAAACTCCATCTATTTTCATTTACTAATGATGCAGCAATCATTGTATCTACAATCTTAGCTGGAGGAGTTATACCTGATGATCTCAACCAACATACGTCATACATCGCATTATGAAATACAAATACAGCATCTTGTTTAAATAAATCTTGTAACCAATTTAAAACTAATTTCTTATCCATGTTACCACCACCTTCGTGTGCTATCGGATAATAACCAGACCATCCTTCTACTGCTACTGCAATACCTACAATCTTACCACGACCAGTAACGTTCCCCGATCCACGTTCCGTTAACTCTGGATCGCAAGTCTCTAAGTCAATTGCTATTTCTTTATGACCGCGAAGATCTTTTAGTTCTTCTGGTACTACCCATTCTGTTTGTGGTGTAAATAATATCTGTTGAAATGTACGTGTCATTGAATCATTGCTGAAAGATACAATGCAAGTGATATTCCGTATAATGCTAATGCTATTCCCATCTTCTCTCCTTTGTTATTTATCTTTATAATCTCTTTCCAACACCATTTCTAAATAATGAATTGCTTTTAATATATCTTCTTTTTTACCTTTTAACTTATGTCTACATATATATTTAATTGCATTTCCTTCTGCAAAAGGTAATTGATTTTCGTTTATAAAAACAGATGGTTGTATTTTCATAACTTTATAATGTGAACCACCTACTTGTTTAAAAAATGTTTTGTTTGTCATATAGTATACGCTTTATTAAAATCCCTAGGATCTACAATATGTAATTCTTGTTTAGCTCTTGTAAAAGCTGTGTAGAATAACCTATGTAAATCATCTGGATCCTCATCTCCTTGTTTAATTGCGGATGCTGTAAGATCTAATAAAACTAAAACTTTTTCACGTTCGCCACCTTTAGCGCCGTGAATAGTTGACATAAGAATTCTTGGAGTTTTATTTATCTTCTCACCATTAGCTCTCATGTTACGAATATAGTTCTCTGTAATCGTATCAACACCTTCAAATGATTCATACCATACTTTATCTGTAAGTAAACCATGATTTTGTAAACAATCTTTAATTGTATATTTTTCTTCTGCTTTTAATGTTTTAGCGTCTCTATAACCATCAATTACATTAGCTCCTAAATATCTATATATGTTTTTAATTTGTATATAATTTAAAGCTAATCCATTCCTAAAATCTTCCCAAGTACTTAAAGCTAATAGTAATTCTAATGAAATAGAATTCATTCCTTTATATTGATAATACCAACCTTGTAATTCACATAATTCTTTAACATCATCTAAAAAATAACCTGCTGAAGCCAATACAAGCCATTCTCCTTGCGACATATCTACTTGAGTAATATCTGTATAATACTTTAATAAACCTGTTTCTTGACGTGGATTATATGTTTTTTCATATCTATTAGTTATCTTAGATATAATTCTTTGTGATAATTCGTGTATAGGGCCACCAGGAATACGATAAGATTGTTTTAACGTCTGGATCTCGTCTACTTCATTCTTTAGAGCTATAAAGTGATCTATATCAGCTCCAGCCCATCTAAATATAGCTTGGTCATCATCACCTGCAATATAAGTTTTTTCCGCCTTATTCCATATAGATCTAACCATTTCCCACTGTAAATGAGATAAATCTTGCGCTTCATCTATAAACAATACTTTAAGTTTAGGAGCTATATTTTGTTCAATAAAATCTTCTAATAAATCTGTAAAATCTTTCAATCCTTTTTCTGCTTTATATTTTTTAAGTTCTTGATCTAACAAAAATAAAGTATCTCTTTCTATATCTAATAGATTCCTTCTTGAATCATAACAATCTAATAAATCTATTCTTTTAACTCTAGCTGTATTTATTATGGTTAAATATTCATTGTCAGAATTAAATACACCATCTTCATCTGAATAAGACGCTGTTTTAATTGGAATATTACATCTTATACCAAATTCTCTATAATCTTCTTTGCCCATCATTTTATCTTTAGTTGTGCCTAACATTCTAAATGCAAGTGAGTGCAATGTTCTAAAATAAATTAAATCATGATCCGCACTTAATCCAAATTTTTGCGAAGCTCTAGTTGCTGCTTCTAATGCAGCTTTCTTTGTAAAAGAAAAATAACCAATTTCTTTTGGTCTAATCCCTTGCTTTATGAACTCGTCTACCAAGTTTAACAACGTAGTTGTTTTTCCTGTCCCAGGCGGACCTAGAATTATAGTTTTCATATTTTCTCCTCATTACGTTTAAGTCAAACTCTAGTTTTTTTATTATTTCTAAAGCTTGTCTATATTTTAAATACCAATTAACACCTATTTTCATTAGAAATGTTGTTCTTGATATTTAACTTGTGAAACTGTTGCATCTAATTTCTTCATAGCATTAATCTTAACTAATCTAGGTTCTTGACCTTTAATCTTCATTCTAACTTCAGATATAAATATTTTATCTAATTGTTTTATTAAATTACCTGTTTTTGCCTTATCCATTTCCCAATGATTCTTTTTACAAAAATTAAAAAAATCATCCATTCTAAAATATGTAAATTCTCTTTTATCATCTGTATATGGAAGTTTATTAAATACATCATCCATGGTTCTTGCATTTTGTCTATTCGTAGTCCAATCTTGTAATAAAGCTATTATTTGATTTTGAGGATCTAAAGATTCTAATGGTTCAACTGTTTGTAAGTTATCAATTAATGGTTTTAAATAATATTCTCTCCAATCTTTATCTTTTAATTTTGGTATAACTAAATCAGCTTTCTCTAATACAGCTACTGAAAATAAAATAGGATTTGCTAAATGTTCAGCTTTTAATTCAATTCTTTTTTGTGTTTCCCCTTCCCCTACGCTTAAAAAATATTGTGGTGGATTAGAATTATATTTAGTTAAGTTACCTAACATAGGCATAGCTTCTTCTTCTGAACCTACACCAAATTTTTTAGTTCTACATAATTTTGCATTACAAATATCGTTTATAGGTGGAAGTTTACATCTATACTTATCATAACCTTTTTTACCTAATGATTTTAATAATTGCTGTACTTCACCATTAGGTAATGGAGGTGTCATATATTTTAGATTAGCCGAGACAACTTTATCTTGCCAAAGATCTGGATCCGATTGTTTAAAAAATATGGCAATATTAAATAAAGCGTTATTCCTAGATCCTTCGCCAAAGCCGTCGCGAGCTAATCTATTTAAACATGGAGGTCCATCTTTAAATGCTTCTTCTATCTTCGTTTCTTTGATCTCAATTTTTTCAACTTCTTCTTTGGTTTGCGCGTACAAATCATAGAGCTTAAAAAATTCTTCAATTGTACAAGCGGAGCCATTATCGTCAAACGCATATCTTAGTCCTTTTGTTTGGTTATGGTAGGGAAGATTTAAAAAATTACCTGTGTCCCCACGTTCCACAAGTATTTCCGTTTGCTTTGGAAATATCTCAACACCTTGATATCCTAAAGAATCAGAAATTCTTTTTAATGTACTCTGCATTAATGCAGCTGAAATAAATTCTTTTGTAAATAAAAATATATGAGCTCCTCCTGACTTAGATCTAAATACTATTAGTGGAAGTTTTAAATTTCTTATTTTTTGTATTAACTCTTTATGGTTAAGATTATACTGATCAATATCAATGCAACCCCACTTACAATTATTGCTTTCGTTGATAGGAATAATACCCAAAGCAGGATCAACACCATTAAGGTGATCTTCCCACAGATTATCTGTAATAGGTTTTCTGATAATGAATGCTTTGCCTTTTTGTTTACCTGTTTCACTTCGTTCTCCTTTTTGATATTGTCCATAGGCACTTTGCAGGCCACTAAATATTTCCTTAAATTTTTCTTTCATACAACAATTTTAGTTGGAGCCCCAATTAAGGGGCTCCGATTAGTTTAACTTAGAACGGTACGTTCTCAGTTACTCTCTCTTCTACATCAGCTTTTGTTTGCACCGATCCTTTTCTGACATCTCCAGCAAAACCTTTTGCACTAATGTACAAAGATTTATCTTTTGTGTCTAAAATTCGGTCTTGTGTTACTACCCAACCATACCAACTACCTTTATCATTTTTTTGTAAGATAGATGCTAAATTGTATACAACACCATGCATTGGAGGAACTGCAAATCCACCTTTACCATCCGGTATTTGGATAGTTTTCATCATTGCGTTCCACTTCTTGCTTACATTCAACTGAGTTGATTTCATGGTAATTAAAGCTGGAGTAAATCCACCTGCTTTAGTTTCTACCATTACATAGTAAGAAGCAGTCTCTTCAATATAGTTACCGTTTGGTAATCTAACTTTAGATCCTTCTCTCTTACCTGTAGCTATCACTGGACTGTTAGGTAAGTGAATTGCAACCGGAGCTGCAGATCCTTCACCTCTGTCAGACCATTCTGGATAGTCTTTCTTATAGTAACAAGGAATTACTTTAATTCCTTTTTTACCATCATACAGTTCATTCGTAACTGTATTATATATATTGCCTGGTTTTGCACCTGCAACATATTTAGCATCACCTTCAGTAACCTGAGGTGATAACTGTCCCAATATTCTGATGAAAGGTAACGCAAGATCTTGTTGCGTCATATTTTCAAAACCTTTGTCTAGATCATCTCCAAACAAAGCTACAGAATTATTGGCTATTGGTTTTTTTACCAATGTTTCATTAGCCATCATTCATTCTCCATTATTTACGGGTTATTTTAGTTGTGTCTTTAATCCAAGTACTAAAGACATCAGAAGGCATGTCGAGCCCGGACTCGACACGCTCCTGAAATAGGGCTGTCAAAGTGTTCCAAGCTACATCAGATTTCTGATGCGGATTAAAACCTTTTGACGCCGCAAGGTCCAACAATTGTTGTGCCTTGTCATCTTCGCCACGACCGAACGTCACAGAAACATTGTTTTTAATAATGTCACCTAGTCCGTTCTCACGAAGCCATTTATAAGCATCTTCCCTTCGCATATCATCTTTGGGAAGAGTACATCTGTATTCTCTTTTGACTGTTACAGATGAACCATCAGCTAATTTCAAAGAACTTAAACCTTGTTCGGCTAAAAGTTCTGGTATAACTCGTTCACTAATATCTCTTGCCATTGCCTTTAAATTATCTACATGTTCTTCAGCTCTTAAGATATCATCTTCTAAAGCTTTTAATTTTTGGCATTGGTCTGCTATTGTAGTTACTTCTACATTGTCTAGAAGATCTGTTGAATCATCTAGCATCATTTGTTTTACATCGTCACTCATATTATCCTTTCTGATAGAGATCGAATTCTATTGGGTAATATTTAAACTCTCTACGATCCCATTTCAAGAGGTTAAATTGGCCATTGGTCATATCACTTGCGATTGCACAGGAAATACCAATGACCGCCGGATCTCCTGTAAGCAATATATAATCTTGCTTCGTAAAATCTTTCAAGTTCTTTCGCATCTTAAATACGAAAGGTGAAGCATTAAATGCTACTTGATCGAAGTAGGCAAGACATATAACTAAATATCCAAAATTAGAAGCGCTTAATATATTTATGTTAGCTGGTGGATGTTGTAATACATACACAAAATTTTCTTCAGGATTTTCTTTTTTGAACTCTAAAAACTCTGTAAGACTTTTATCTTTATATAATTCAAATATTTTATTTTTCATTCTATTTTCTCTCTTGACAAAGCATATAATGATGTTTATTTATTATGTCAATAGAAAGAAATAAATTATTTATGGCACGAAACTATAGGTTTAAAACTAAACCATATGAACATCAACTTAAGGCATTAGAAATGTCTTGGGATAAAGAAGAGTATGCATACTTTATGGAGATGGGAACCGGGAAATCTAAAGTATTAGTTGATAATATGGCTATGCTTTATGATAAAGGAAAAATTAATGCGGCGTTAATTGTAGCACCAAAAGGTGTTTATAGGAATTGGTTTTCTTCTGAAATACCAACACATTTACCTAGCCATATACAACATAAAACTGTATTATGGACCGCTTCAACTTCAAAAGCTAAGGATAAAGAGTATCAAGATTTATTTAACATAGACTATAACCTTCACATCCTCCTAATGAATGTTGAGGCGTTTTCTACTGTTAAAGGCGCTGCTTTTGCCAAAAAGTTTTTAAATAGTCATAAAGCTTTATTTGCTATTGACGAATCAACTACTATTAAAAGTCATAAAGCTGCTAGAACTAAAAATATAATAAGTATAGCTTCTCTTGCAAAATACAGAAGAATATTAACAGGATCTCCTGTTACTAAATCTCCATTAGATTTATATACTCAATGTAAATTTTTAAATGAACATTTATTAGGATTTAGTTCTTATTTAACTTTTCAAAATAGATATGCAAATATGGTTAGAAAGAATTTTGGAGGCAGACAAGTTTGGATAATACATTCCTATCAAAGATTAGATGAACTATCTGAAATTTTAAAACCTTTTTCTTATCGTGTATTAAAAGAAGATTGTTTAGATTTACCTGATAAAGTTTATATAAAAAGAGAAGTTGAATTAACTAAAGAACAAGAACAACATTACTCTACAATGAAAGCTACAGCTATGGCTTTATTAAAAGGGGATATCGTAAAAGCTCCTCATGCTTTAACTCAATTAATGAGATTACATCAAATAGTTTGTGGACATTTAAAAACAGAATCTGGAGAAATAGTGGATATACCAAGCAACAGAATAAAAGAATTAATGAAAATATTAGATGAAACTAATGGTAAAGTAATTATATGGGCTCACTACATTCATGATATTGAAAAAATAGTTAAAGCAATATCTACGGCAAAAGATGAAGAAGGCAATCTTATCTATGGCCCAAAATCTATTGTTTCTTATTATGGAGCAACTGAATCTGAAATTAGACAAAGAAATATAGAAGCTTTCCAAGATCCACGATCCCCTGTCCGATTTTTCGTGGGTAATCCACAAACAGGAGGATACGGTATTACACTAACAGAAGCTAGTATGGTTATATATTATTCTAATGGTTATGATTTAGAAAAAAGATTGCAGTCAGAGGATAGAGCTCATAGGATTGGGCAAAAGAAATCAGTGACTTATGTAGATCTAATCGCGGAGAAAACTGTTGATGAAAAAATCGTCAAAGCTCTCCGCAAAAAGATAGATATTGCGTCTGAAGTATTAGGAGAAGAATTAAGATCTTGGATTTAACCAATCATTTTCTTCTGAATTATAAGGTATCATTTATTATATTTATAAATAAAATATAAGATTACAATTAAACCAATTGCAAAAATTAATGATAATTGTAAAAGTATACTCATTATTTTATATTTATTTTTTTACCTTCTAAAACTTCAGGATTTTTAATACCTAGTTTTATTTTTAAAAGTCCATCAACCATTTCAGCTTCATCGATTATTACATCAGATGCTAACTCAAATTGTTTAATGAATTTTCTAAAAGCTAAACCTTTTTGAACATAGTCTACTTTTTTATCTTCAACTTTACCTTCTATAGTTAAGATACCGTCTTTTACTTCTACAAGAACGTTTTCTTTATTATATCCAGCAAGTCCTATTTCTAGACCATATTTACCTTTTCCATATTTCACCACATTGTAGAAAGGGAATGAAGGTATTTTAGACCAACTATCAAATATATTATCAAATATATCTGCAGTTTGTTTTACGAAATGATTATGGAATTCATCCATTTTAATCAAACCGTTATTTGGGAATAATGAATTGAAAGTCATTATTATCTCCTTTGTTAAGCAAGTTAATAAGGTCCATCCACATGATGCAACCTGAAGTATATATAATGATTAATTATTAGATTTCAAGTAGCTTATTTTATGTAATTCTTTTAAATTATGTTCTCTATCAAGGAATTTGTATTCTATCTTAGTAGTATTAAAATCTTTCTTTATTTTTTCACATATTGTTTCTGGATCAAACTCACCGCACGAATAAACATCAAATTGTAATAAGGCGGGATCAGGTTCGTCCCAGACATGCATTACTATATGAGATGTCTCTATAATAGCAGCACCCGTTATTCCTCGATTCCCAATCATATGAGAATACTTTACGTATGGTCCTAACATAACTTTCATACCTATTTCTTCTATAAATTTTTTAAACCATTCTGTAAGAATAGCTTCATCCATCGGAGGATTTTTAGCTTCTGCTCGGACTATTAAATGTTTATGTACTAATATTTTATTATCCATAAACGCGTCATACAACCTTTTGAAACTATTGCAAGAAAATATTTTAATTAATATCAGCGCAAGTTCTTAAAACTTCTGCCAGTTCTTCGCATCGTTTAGGAGTCTGTTTATGCCAATTAGAAGCCAACATATGGACTGCTGCATTAGCATAATCCGATTCTTTTAAAGACTCTAACATCATTTTAAATTTACCCACACCCCCAACACCTAATTGAAATACCATTTCTATAACAACTCCTAAAGCATCTTCACATATATTAAATCCACCTACCAAAGTTAAAGCTTGATCACAGGCAATATCAAAATCTTTATCAAACAAATCATCTAATTCTTGTTTACTATATTCTTTTCCTTCTATAAAATTATCTGTTTTTGTAATTAAATGCCCATAACCAATTGTAGCTTTACCTAAACTATCTAAATAAACAGTATTTCTAAATCCCTCGTGTTTCTTAATTCTTTCTTTTACTTGTTCAAAACTCATTTTAATTTTAAAACTATAGCTATTAATGATAAAATCAATGCACCCATTCCACCAATCATAAACCAAAGTATCTTATCTACTTTCTTTTCTATTTTATAGATAGCACAGCTCATATGCTTGAGGTGATTATTTTTAATTACAGATATATCTTTTTTAAGATTATCTACTCTATTGTAAAGGTCTATCATGTGATCTTCTAATCTTGATTTAATAATACGTTTCATTATTTTACCATTTATTGTTGTCCTTGTCCTTGTTGTTTTTCCCTTTGTCTTTGTCTAATTAATTGTTCTTCTCGTGATAAATACGCAGTTTCATTTCTAGTTAAATTTGTTGCTGGATTAACTTGTTGTCCTGCTATAATAGGATTTAAATTCATAGTTCCAGTAGTTGCAGTTGATGTTGAAAGTGGCTGAGATATTATATTTTGAATAGGAGCTAATGTAGGTTTTGGTAAATTTTTAAGTGGATTCTGTATTCTTGGAAATATTCCATTTGCTAATGGTTGCGAAGATAATTGATCTTTTATATCTTCAATTATTGGCTTTACTTGTTCGTAACTATTTTGAATACCTAGTTTATCCATATTTAATTGAAATACTTTTTCAAAATTTTTAGATGGTGTAAAAGGTGTAAATGTACCTTCTTGTAAATCTGAATATTCTTTTTTAGGTAATTTTGCTGTTTTTTCTTTTAAATCATCATCACTAATATTTAAAACTTTAGCAGCATTTAAATCTTTATGCATTTCACTTTTAAGTGTATATAATGCTCTATTTGCATTAATGTAATTATCAACTAAATCTTCAGGTTTTACAGGTCCTCCTTTTAAAGCATCACTATAAAATAAACCTCTAGCATCGTTTCCTTCTTTACTAAATTGAGAAACTTTATAACCCAAAGCTTTTGGAACATCTAATTTTATAGCTCTCATTCCTATTACACTTGCGGCTTCATCACCAAAATTATATGTGTTTCCTCTTTCATCAAATCTTCCTTCAGAATCAGATGGATACATAGAAAGACCTAATCTATTTAATTGTTTATATCCAAAAGGAGCTAATGAAGAACTAACATGAACCATTGATTTCCAAAATTTATTTCCATAAGTATCTAATGGATTATAAATTTGTTTTCCATCTGAAGTTCTTCCATCTTTATTAAAAACATCAGTAACTGCTTGAGTCCAAATTGATTCTGAAACAAGTGGAGATGCTATTTCACCCGTAGAAGAAGCTAATCCTTTTATAAAATCACCCATGATTCCATGGTGATCTTTTCTTCCTAAAGCAACAGCATTAAAAGCTGCTTGTATAGGTCTATATAAAGTATCGTAAGCATTAAAATGACTAAAATCTATATATTTAAATTCACCTGTTTCTTTATCTTTTAATGGAATTATAGTTGAATTTTTAGACCATTTAGCTACGTATCTTTTCATTGCGTCTAATTGATCTTCAGAAACATCGTAAATAGCTTGACCTGCAGCAACCATAGCAGCTGGTTCAATAGCAGTTGTTGCCATCATTCCCACTAATCTTCTATAACCAATTCCAGCTAAAGGTTTAACAATAGTTCCATCTGCTAATTTAATTTCATGTGTAATTTCATAAATAGCTCTATCAACTATGTTAGTTCCTGTTCTTATTATTTCTGAAGGATAAGATGCAAAACTTCCAATAGGAAGATTTTTAGTAAATTTAACAAAATCTCCTACCATTTGATAATTTTGAACAGTATTTCTTACAACATCAGCAGCTTCTTGTTCTATTTCTTTAGCTGATTTTTGTATTCCATATTGTTCATAAGCTTTAGCAAGTCTATTTCTTTCAGCCATAAAGTTAGTGCCTTTAATAAGGTTATCGGCAGTAGCATAAGCTGTTTCGGCAGCTTGCTTACCTTTAGCTAGTTTATTAACTATACTTTGAAAAACATTAGAAAAATCTAAAGCATTTGATGGATCTAATTTAAGACCAATACCTTTTTCAAAATCTTTTAAATCTCCTATAAAAGCATTTGTATTAAATAAACCATTTCTTATTAAAAAATCTTTTTTTTCAGGATTTTTCCAAAAACTAGCTAATTCTTTGAAATCAGTTAATGCTGGATTAATACCGTTTGCTGTACTCATAGAAAGGTTACTAATAAGCTGTTTACCTTGTACAAATGGATTCAATACAACTGCAGCTGTTTGAGATGCAAATTTAGGTAATAAAACAAAAGTATCATAAGCTTTTTTTAAAAATTGAGCTGTAGAAGAAGCTGGTTTAGCATCAAATACATCACTTAATGATTTTGCTATATCTTCTCTTGTATATAAACCTTCAAGTGGGTGAGTAGCTGCAGCTTCAAGATTACCTACATTTTTAAAAGTTAATTGTTTTAATTGTTGAGTATCAGGTAATCCATTTTTAAGTAATCCAAATGTTTTAGCTCCTTCTTCAAGATTTTCTTTTTCAAAAACTATCCCTGCTTTTTTCATTTCTTGAAACATTTGATTACGTCTTGCTATTTCAGATAATTTTATTGTTCCATTAAGCATAGTTTCAAAAGGATTTTTTTTACCTAAATATTCTTCTATTACTTTTCTATTTTGTTCTGGTAAATCTTTTAAAAATTTACCTTCAATAAGTGATACAGCATCTCCTGCCATGCTGTCTTTAAGCATAAAATTAGGTAATTTAAGTACTGGATCTATTGTACCCGCAGCATTTTTTTCTGTTACTTTTAAAAGATTATTTACAAAATAATTTAATTGTTCTTCTTCTAATTTTACACCTTTTTGTAAAGCTACATCTTTAAATGTTTCCTTTAATTTATTAACTGAATCTTTTGCAGGACCATAATTTGAAAATGGTATTATACTTTTATTTTCAAAAATTGAAAAAGTAGGTGCCATATGATCTTTAAATTGATCTGCTACTATTGATTTAAAATTTTCTAAATCTTTAAGTTTAAATCCTTGTCCAATTGTATTAAACATTGAATTCCACGTTTCACGTGTTTTTTCTAATCCATTTAATACATTTTCTATATTTTCTTCTTTTCCACCCATTTTTTTAATTTGATCAATAGCTTTATTCCTTAAATTTTCATCTATTTTTCCAAAATTAAAAACCCCCGCTTCATTTGCTTCTGGTTTTCCAGACCTTAATAAATCATCTAATATATTTAATGTTTCTTTTCTTTGTTCTTTTGTTTGTGAATTTAATATTTCTTTAACGTCAGGAAACATAGCATCAATATTCATCCTTGCAGCTTCTGTGTCTGCTTTTATGTTATTAATTTTATTTAATTTATTTATAAAAATTTCAGAAGGATCTTTTCCACCAGGTCTTAATCCATAAACTATAGGTGCAAAAAAACTGTCTAATTTTGAATTGGGATTTGCTGCCCAATTACGATCCCTTAATTTACTTATGGTACTTCCTGTTCCACCAATTAAACCACTAAATAATGCGCTTTCAGTTCCAAATTTAACTCTATTAATTAATTCTCTAGCTGGATCATAATCTTCACTTCTATCTAATTGTGTTGGTCCACCAAAAATATCTCCAAGTGTACCCATGCTTTTAACATCACCTACAAAAGCAGCATCACTTACACCGGCACCAATTGTTCCAGCTGCAAAAGCTTTTATTCTTTCAGCATCGGATAATTTATCTATAGTAGGACCGTATTTAATTATATTAGCTGCTTTATTGCCTTCAGCAGCTACATTAGATGCTTCGGTTAATCCTTTATTAGCTAAATTAAAATAAGTACCTGATTTTTTAGCTTCAATAGCTCCTTTTGCTAATCTACTTGCAACTTTAAATCCAAGTGTAGAAGGTAATCCAAGATTCGTTATTGCTTCAGTTATTTTTCCAATAGTATGTGCTTCCGCATCTTCTTTAAAAGGATTTAAATCATTAAAAAATTTTTCTACTTCTAATGCTTTATTTGTACCCGCTCCAAGATCATACAAATTAGCTGCTAAAGAAAATAAACCTTTTGGTATTTCAATTAACCCAGAACCTATTCCGGCTAAAGCAGAATGTAATTGGCTTACACCACTATCCCTTTCTTCTGGAGATAATTCATCAAAATTAACAGACATTTTATTCTACAGAAGATCTATAACCAACGCCACTTAAAGCTGCAATATCCCCTGGTGATAAAGTAGGTTTTCCGATTCCTCTTTCACCAACTCTAGACCAACTACTTTGATTATTTTTATCTTTACCTGTAACTAATATATAATGTTGTAATCCTTGTTTATCTTCTACTAAAATTATTTTTCCTTTTGGTTGTTTATCTATGTAAGCCGATGCTTCTTTATTATTATTTAATTCACTTAAATTAACACCTTTTATAGCATATGGAGCTTCCCCTAAAATAGTTATTGGATTATTCCCTGCTTTAAAATTTGCTTGAATTTTAGCTATATCGTTTTGAATTGTTTGTGGACCCATTAATTTTTGATTAAGAAATGCTAATTTTGCTTTTTCTTGTTCTTGAATTTTTTCTAAACCAATTTGTCTAGTAAGAGCTAATTCAGCAGCAGCTTGTTGTATTTTTTGAGGTTTATCAAATGCTCCTGATTTAATTATACCTTCAAGTACATGAGGAGCAGCTTCTGTTAAAGTTCTTCCTTTAAAAAAACCAGGAGATGCTGCTAACATCGCATCAAATATAGCTTGTGTGCCTGCTTTTTCTCCACCAAGAGCTTTATAAGCTCTATTATAAAATTTATCAAATTGTGCATCTTCATCAATTCCTTCTTTAGCAGCATTTTGTTTATAAAATAAACTATTTACATCAGTTAAGACATCTGATTTAGAATCTGTAGGTTTATTTTGATCAGTTTTTAATTTTTCTTCAAACGCTTTTCTTTTTGCCATTTGTTCTTTTGCATTTCCGCTTTCTATATCAACACCTGCTTTTTTTGCTAAATCAAAAATATTTGGTTGTAATTTAAGTCTATCTCTTTGAGTCCAAGGTAATCCAGTAGCTGGATTTATTCCAATATTAGTTGTTGTTCCTTGTTCTAATTCTTTTTTTAATTTTTCATTATATTCTTTTATTTTATCATCTCTAGTTTGGATTATTGATGTATTTGTTGTTGGTATATTTGATCTTGTTGTATCATTAATTAAATCTGACATATTTATTCCAAATTCATCATAGCTAGGAGTAACTAAATTATAATTATTATCTGCTGTTGGTCCTTCATAACCAATTCTTCCACCATTTGCATAACCTTGATTTAATCCAGAAGTAATACCTGTTCCTTCACTATTTACAGGACCTCCGCGAAACATTGGTCTTCTTAAAATTCTACTCATATTTTATCCAAATATTTTTCCAGCTAAACCGCCAAGACCAGTTGCTGTTCCAAGGAACGATTGCAATGGACTAACAGGTTGAATTGGATTGTAAGTTTGAACTTGTCCAGGGAATCCACCAGCAAGTCCAGTTAATTGTTGACCTACTAATCCATATCTAGTGTAAGGTTCAAAAGCTTGTTGTTGTAAAGCTTGTTGTTGAGCACTTAATCTAGCTTGTTCTACTTGTTGTTGCTGTTGACCTAATTGTTGTAAACCTTGAATTTGAGTACCAGCTAATTGTTGAGCTTGTTGTCCAAGTGCTCCTTGAAAAGAACCTAAACCTTGTTGTTGTTGAGCCGCAGCTAATTGCTGTTGATAAGCATTTTGAGCTGCTGTTTGTGCTTGACCAAATCCTTGATTTAATAATTGTGCTTGAAGTTGTGCTCTATTTAAATCACTTGAAGATTGATATTGAGCTTGTTGAATACCTTGTCTTGCTCCACCAAAAGCACCCGCACCTACAGCTTGTGCTGATAAAGGTGCAATTCCTTTTTGTGCTTGAACATCATAATTTGCTAAAGTTGAATTAATAACATCTTGTTGATATGGAGACATAAATTGTTGATATGCTTGTGGTCCAGCATATTGTTGTGCTCCTGCTAAAGTTTGAGCAGCTTGTGTGCCCATTTGTCCAGCTTGTTGTAAATAAGGTTGATAACTTCCAAGTCCGCCTGCTAATCCAGCAGCTTGTTGTTGTAATTGGTTTTGACCGGCAACAAATTTGTCACCCATAAATGTGCTATAATCAATTCCTGCTGAAGTTGCTAATAAAGGTAATAATCTTTCACCTAAAGCAGTATATGCTCCTTGTAAATATGGATTTGGTAAAGTTTGGGTTATCGATGTTGGAACTGGATCTGCCATATTATTTTGCCTCTAAATGTTTCATTAATTGGTACATTCTTTTTGCACCATGTTTTATATCTCCACCACCTGCATTTCTAACAGCTTTTGCTGTAAAAACAAATTCATTCTTAGATAGTCTTGCTGGAACGTCATCTGCACGTTCTTTTTTACCAAGTGGTACAAATCCACCACCATCTCTAAAATCCATTTCATGACCTTTTAAACTCATTAATCCACCATCTGCTTTTTTATTTTTATTATCATCTATATAATCTCTTACTGCTTGTTTTTCTGTATAAGTAAGATTATCTATATTTTTATCAAATAATCTTAAACCAACACTTTCAGGATCCATTGGTAAAAATTTTGGTGCAGTTGTTCCGCCTGTTTCATATCCAGCTCTACCACCATAAGCAAATCCAGATCGTCTTAAAGCATCATCTATTTCAGAAGAAGTAAATCCTGCTGATACCATTGCTTTTCTAATGTAGTCTATTTGATTTTGTTTATTTGCAATTACTTTTTGTCCAAGTGCTGCTTGTTGTTTTTCAAATTCTAATGCTTTATCTTTTGCAGCATTATAAGCTAAATCAGATGCAGCTCCTATTGCTCCTGGAGCATATGCTTTTAAGAAATCTTTATTAAGTATACCTTCAGTTTCAAGTCCAGTTACTCCTTTATTAAAAAAATCAGATGCTGATTGAGCACCTCCTAATATTGAATTTCCTATTTTATCTAAACTTGAAATATTTGATGTAACATCTGCTGGTAATTGAACAGGTCCTTGTAATGGAATATTTGTTGGATCAAATCCACCCATAACATCTGCATATCCAAGTGAAGGGATATCTTTAAATCTAACAGCATCACCTATTCCATAAGCATCTGTTCCTATTGATTTTAAAGCACCAAACTCTGATGAAGGGGCAGTTAAAGCTCCACCAAGAGTTCCTAATCCTAATGACATAGGATTAATTCCTCTTTTTTCATATCCCTCTTGAGAAGCTTGAGATATTAAATTTGTTATTCCACCTGCTACGGCTCTTTGGGCAATCGGATTAGTTATTAATCCACCTAATCCTCCCATAGTTGCAAATAGTTCAGGTGCTAAAAATGGAAATGCTGCAGCAGCAAAAGGTAATGCAGGTTTAATTTCATTAGGTATAACTTTATTTAAAGTATTACTTATTTCTTTTGGAATAAGTTTACTAATTGTTTTGCCCATTATTTATAAATCTCCTTAGTGAATTGAACAGCTTTTCTATATACTTTATTATCGTCAGATATACGCAACCAGTAAACTGGTTTGTTTAAACCTAACAAATTAGTAAAGTATTGCTTAGTCCAAGCCATTACTTTTCTTATATTTTTAGCACAAACTGTATCAATATGCCATACATTATTGCCACTTTTCCAATCTTTATCTTCTAAAATTCCTGTTAAAATAAAACGATTTTCTACATCTTTGTTTAAAAAAGCCCAATTTGTAAAAGCAATCATATTATTGTCCTCGTCTTTATGTATTTTATATTGATTCAATTTGAATGAAGGAAAGATATGATAATATACCTCTTCGTTTGTATAGTCTTTATATCTATCAAACTGTTTATAAAAAGATACTACGTTATGTAGTTCTTTTAATTTTTCCTTATCAAATATGAAGTTCATGCAAGTTGGCTAATCTTGTAGGTATGCCAACTCTTAATTTACTACGATTTTATAGTAAGGTCAACAGCTTTTGGTTTGAACATCATGCTTAGAGAACCTTTAAAAGCATGTCCACCAAAGTGACTTAATTCAGTAGTAGCATCGGCATATATTTTACCACCTGTATCTACCCATAATTTACAGAAGCAAATATCTTCACCTAGATAACCATTTACAGGATCTACTCCTGTTTCAAAGAATGTGTACCAATCTGTATCCATTACTTCTACTTTATTACCTACTAATTGTTTATTAACAGTTTTTTTATCTGGATATGATTTTTTCATCTTTTCAAACGCTTCGCGTTTAATCATCATAAATCCAGTAGGTCCTGCTGTAATTTCTACAAAGCCATCTTTACCTAATTTAACATCATCTTTATTAGGAAAATGTACAATAAACTGTAATCCATAATTAGCTCCAAATCCTTTAACAGCGTATGGAGTAAGAACTATGTCTTCATCTTTTTCTAATAATCTATAAACCGCTTCTGGTTCAAATCCAATATCCGCGTCTATAAAAAGAAAATGCGTGCAGTCTGATTTCATAAATGACGCTACACAATTATTTCTAGCTTGTGTAACTAAAGCCATTCCTGATTGTAAATGGATTGCAGTAGATACTTGTAATCTTGGATGTTGAGTTGATACGAATCGCATTACGCTATTCATGTAATTAGTAGTAACTTGATGCCCGAAAGCAGGAGTTGCTATAAATAATTTAATCTGCTTTTTTTTGTTCTCTGACATAATTTAAAAAGTTTTTCCATTCTTGTATTCTTGTATTCCAAGAATAATATTTTTTATAGTATTTAGTTTGCATTTCTAAGTCGTCTTTATAAAGATTGTTTTTATAATTGTCAATTACAGAGTTTAATGTCTGTGCATATCTTTCAATTAAATTATTAACACTTGAATCAAATTCAATCATTGTTGCAAATTCACCACATGTTTCTGGAAGAGCACCATAGTTAGTAGTTACTACATGACAGCCAGCTGACATCGCTTCAATAGCAGCAAGACATGATGTTTCTTCAAATATACTTGGGTAAGCATAGATATGAGTATCTTTTAATAATTCTCTTATTTGAACATTAAGACCATAACCATGATAATTAACATTTTTTGTATTTTTACATTTTTCAAATAATGCATCAAACTTACCTTTTTCAGATTCTTCAAATGCATCACCATATATTTTAGTTGATGAAAATATATCTACCTCAAAATCATCTCTAGTTTTATTTAAAATATCAATAGCTTTAATAAGAATAGCTAAACCTCTCCATGGAGTTGAAGTATAAGCAATTCTAATTCTACCTGCTTTATTTCTATTAATTTCTTCAAATTCATAAGTTGCGTTTTTAATAATAAATGATTTGTATTCAGGTATTTGGAAATGTTCTCTAAACTTATTGTATTGCCAATGACTAACATAAACAAAGTAATCTACTGAATCTACAAACTTACGATCGCGCATGTATTGAACATTAGGTTGATCATAACTTAAATGTTGCCAAACAACGTTGATCTTATCTTTTTGAATTAATTGAGGATGACAAATAGAACCAATTAAATTAATTCCTTCAATAGATTCTGAATCTAATTGACTAATTAACTGCTCTTTTAATATCTCTGTTCCACCTTTAGGAGTCATTTTATATTTCTATTTATAAACAATCCATCGACTTGAATCAAGTGATTATTTGAATACATAAGATCAAATAAATCAACAAACCCAAAACCAAGACCATGTAAATACGATACGACTTCCTCTATTAGCGGAGCGCCTTTATTGTATTGATATGTTTGTAATTCTAATAATAGATACTTTGTATTCTTTATTATAGGCAAAGCTCCTTTAATAATATTAAGTTCAGATCCTTGGACATCCATTTTAATTAAATCAAATCCCTTTTCTGAACCTAATAAAGTCGGTAATGTTATTGCTTTTCTCTTTTCAGGTTTAAATTCATATTCTGTATTTTCAGGATAGATACCATTTCCTGTAGGAACTTCATTTAAACATTTATAATAATCAACTTCTTCATTATCTTTTGATCCTAATAAAGCTATTTTATAATTGCCTATTTGTTTTAGAATATCTTCTTTTTCTGTATTAGCTTCTATCATTAATACATTTGCATCAGGATAAATGCTTGTGAATAACTTAGCCCAATTACCTTCATAAGCGCCAATATCTAATACATTGTTAAATTCAATGTTTAAACTTTTATAGTGATTAAATCTCTTCTCGTGTGGTGTCATTATGTTTTACTAAATAAGGGAATCGGTGGAACTATAATTTTAACGTCACGTCTTATATCTGCAGGATCAACAGTTGTATCAGCTTGCGCTTCTGCTTCATCCTTATAGATGTATCCGGTCTTTAAATTTACTATTGTGATTTCTGAATCACAAACAATTCTTATTTCTTCCATTATGATGCTAGTGTTCCTCTGTTCACTTCCATTATTGATACAATTGCTGTTACATCTGTAGTGCTATCAGAAGATAATAACAACGCATCTCTTTCTTGTAGTATTATAGGACCTGAAGCTAAATTGAAAGAAGTTTTTGCAGCTATATCATTAATACCAATTTGAATTGTTGTACTATTAGTATAACTATAAACATAAGCAGATACAGTATGAGTGCCTGTTGTATTTGCAAATTGTATGTTTTGAATGATAGCTCTTGCCGTAGCATTACAAGTATACACCGTTGTATTAGCAGTTGTTGTAGCTTTATAAATTGCGTTTTTATATATATTAGACATTTTTCTTTATACTTTTATAAAATACCAAGCTTGTGCTTCATTAGCATCTTGAACGTCTTGTGTAAAGGTTGAATTCAATTGCTGTACCATTTGCTCTAATGTTCTAATAATTTGATCTAATTGAGCTGGTGTATATTCTGGTGTAGCGTTTGCTAATCTGGGTTGATTTAATTTAGCCATTATCTCAGTCCATCTGGTTGTGCATCTATACGTAAAGTACCAAATCTAAATGTAGTTGCCGTTGACGTTCCGCTAT